TTTTATTACAGATTCTATGATAGACTTAGTATCTTTTTCAAGTAAATTCGGAAACTTAACTTTAATGGAACTGTCAATTTCATTTCCTTGCTTATCAATATCGAACTTTATAATCTCATTTCCTTCTTCGTCCTTTTCTATTTCACCTAATCCGGCAAGTTTGCCATCAGGAGCTTTCACACTTTGCTTTATGACAAACCATAATATTTCGTGAATGACATTTGCCCAAAAAGCTTGTCTGTTTTTAAATTGAAGTAACATAGGGAGTTCCATTGCTTTTGCCGTAGCAAGATTACCGGTCGACGGATCACCGACCAGATAATGATAAAAAATACCAGTTGCAGCACAAACCATATTAACCATTTTGTCACCATCGGAAGCGCTATTCGCTCCGCTTAATTTTATAGGTGACAAATCTTCGCTTTCGCCCAAAATAGCATAAGAACCCGTTACCGGAGGCGGATTTGTTTCCATACCTTGAGAAGTTAAAGTGGTGTTCAATTTAGTTTTTGCCGCACTTTTTGCTTTCGCACCTTTTACCTTATATTTCCATGCAAATCGTGAATAAGCTCTTGCAAGCGACGCCCAGTCTTCCATGAATTCCTTATATGCTCTTGCCCAGTCAATGGCAGAATGAACTTCTGATAATCCGAATTTTTGATCACTTAATTTATTAACTGAAACATGATACACAAAAGCATCTTCAATCATATCTTCAGGAATGATATTATTTTTGTCTTTATTTTTCCAATGCGGATAGTATGCGATTTTTTGTTTGGACTCATATTGCCCGCTACAAAGGAGTTTTTGAATCTTCCGGTTCTGTTATAATTTCATCAATTTCATCTACTGGAATAGTCCTGATTTTGACTTTTCCATCATATTCATTAATAAAAAAAACAAAGAAAATGTTGCCAAACAATGCCAAATCAATTTCTTTTTGCATCATGGTTTGATGTTCAAAAAACTCAATCCGGTTTTTTCTATCTTTCAGAAAATCCTGAACAACCTCGTTTATCTCTTCATGTTCGGCGTATATATTTACTCCTTTCCCGAATACATAATTTTTTTGCGTTTCGACCGCCCTGCGAATCAATGGATTTTTCATCCAGTAAAGTCTTGCAAGTCTGTTGATTTTTCTAAGCCCTTCTTTTGAAAATTCCTTATCAGTGCCACCACTAAGTCTTTGCCAGCCCTGATCTTCCAATCCGAGTTCAAGTTCTGCTATTCTTTCTTTTAGTTCGAAATAACTTTCCTCAAAAAGTTCAGCATTTTCTTCTGCTATACGCTTTTCTTCACGCAACTTTTGATTTTCATTGAATTTTATTCCTAATATTTTCATTTTTTATATATTTGAAATTTTTACTCTTTCGTCGTATGTTACGATTTCTTCAAACGACTCCGGTTGCACCAGACTTCGCCTTGCTCGCCTGTATAATTAGTTAGTTCATATTCCATGTCAACAAATTCGCCAACGTGATGAACGATACCTCTTTCATATAAGGCAGCAATAGGTTCAGCCCGTTTCATTTTACCCCTGCTGGCCCATACTTGACTAACAGGCATACTTCTATCTCTATTAAGAATATTAGATTCAACTAAATCACCTCCATAATTACGCTCTCCAATTATCCTGTCAGCACGCCATTTCTTGAATGCAAAAATAGCCTTGTCAGCCCAACCGTTGGGTGTATAATGTCCTGAAAGATCGTCAAGTACGTAAAAATGACCATTGACCCCTTCACCCTGTACAGTAATCCCGGTTTCATCACCAGTTGTGCTACCAGATGGATCGATAGCGACATTCACGCGTTTTAACTGCGGAAATTCATGTACTCTTGTATCATTAATCATTTTTTCATTCCAAAGCGCCCCCTCAATCTCTTCTTGAAATTCACCTTCATAGAAACGTTTTCGATATTTTCCTGTTAAATTTTTTAAAGTTTCAATAAAATTCTCAGACAAATTTTCTATATTATCTTCTGGTCGCAAATGAATTTTTGCAAATTGTTCAGGATTTGGTATTTTTTTTCTTGTCTCCGGATTTATATTTTCAAAGAATAATTTATAAGACCAATGTGTTTTACTTGGTGGATTTTCATCAAAATAAGTTTTATTTATAAGCTTTCTGCCATCTATTTTATACGATTTTTTTGCGAGCCTGGTAAATGCAGTTACGATAGATTGATAAGTTATTTCACTGCATTCATTAAAAAATATCGTATTATATTCACCGCCTAAAATTTTATCAGCACGATTTTTATCATCTAATCCTCCAATCCAAATTTCTGAATTATTAGGAAGTGTAATATAAAAATCTGATTTGTCCCAATTTATTTCTTTTTTAATCTCCGGCCAACATAAATCAATGACTGTTGGCAGTGTATCAAGCCATATGTATTTTTTTGCCTGTGTAAAATGACGTCTTATAATTGCATGACGAGAATTTTCCGCAAGTAATGCTCTTGCAATTATCGCTCTCGTTAATTCAAATGTTTTTCCTGATCTTGAACCTGAATAAGCTAATATATGAGTAATATTATCTCGTGCAAGTTGATCTATCAATTTTTTTTGTCCGGAATTTGGCTTATAAGTCTGCATCCTTTTTAAATTTGGCTTATAAGTCTGCATCCTTTTTATTTATATTAATTTGAATTTTTTCTCCCTGAGTTGTATGGTCTATATATTGCTGATTCAAATTTTGTCTTTCCTTATTATCACATATCAAACGATATAATGCTAATAATTCACCGGCTTTGTCTGATTTAAATAATTTTGCCCTAATCGCTGATTTTGTTTTAGTTTTATTTATATCTAATAATCTCTTTAGGTTGTTGTTTTCGTTGCTTTCAACCGGAAAATATCTGTAAAATGTCGTCTTGTCGCATGGTAACCAGGCCACAATATCTTCGATAAAAAAAAGATTATTTTTTTCAATTGCCTCTATTGCTTGATTATATAATTTTTTCTTATTATATCTCATTTCATTTTTAATTTTTCTATTTCTTTAATCCATTTTTTTGAAAAATCATATAATTGCTTATCATTGTCTATAATATATTGCTCAATTCTACCGTTAAATGAAAAATTTCCGCTGCCTTCGATTGTGTAATAATTATTTTTTTCTGTTTTTAATATTGATATTTTAGCATGTGAATTAACATAAATTAAATCAGTAAAATGTTTCTTTAACATATCAACTGCAATTGATTTCGATTTATGTCCCGCATTTCTTATTGAAGATATAATAAATTTTGCATTTCTTAATCTACCATCATTTTTCATTTGTATTAATATTCTTGCAGCTGATCTGTTTATCGCAAAAATTACAAATATTGCATCTATGATTTTTTCCTTTCTGCTTATAAAATCTATAATTGATATTGTATTGAAACAATTTGTTGTAATCAATCTTAATTGTTCCCCTTTTTCGGGTAATCCGATTTCCGCCACCTTTTTAATTGTGTCTACATTTTTCTTCGCAAACTTTTTAAATAATTTATCTGATAAATATAAGTTTCCATTTTCATCTTTGGAATTATCATATATTTCAGATACCTCATCATCCCAATTAATATTTATTTTTCCCCAATCATTCATTTTAAAATAAATTTCTTAAAAATAGTAAATATTGTTAAATTATTTTATTTTTAATTTATTTATTTCCATTTACCAAATTTCTATATTGATTAAATTCCTTAGTCGTATAAATCCATATCTTATTTTCTAACAGATATTTATAAGTTTCACCTATCTGTATGACATCAAATCTATCAAACTTAAAGTTACTTCTTTTGTACTTCAAAGCGTCAAATTTCAATTTTTCCAAATATTCTTTACCGTGCCTATTGATTAATCCTTTATCATATTCATCAATATTTCCTGATTTGAAATGATTACAGGATATTTCCTGACCATGAATATTATTAATCGCAAATCTCATACCCGGATAAGCTCCAACAGAAAAACGATGCCCGGCTTGAGTAACTATATTACTGCAAGATATGCATTTGACAAAATTTGTCAAATCTCTTTCGCGAATATACGGATTACAAAAATTATTTTGTACGTAAATAATAAGTTTTTTTAGTGGTTTATTCTGCCATTTATTTTTTTTCATGATCTAATATCCAAGCTAATATAATTATAAAAAGCAATATAAAAATTACCATACTAAAAATCGTTGCAATAACTCCCCATTTCAATATTGAAGTAATGATAAATATACTTAATACAAATGTTATTGATGTTAATTCCTTCCAGTTAGTTTTAATCCAATCTTTTTTCATATTTATTTCCTTTTTTATGATTTATTTTTTGATATGCCACTTGTGGCACTATTGCATTTCCGTAGGCTTTGATTGATTCGTTTCTCCATTTAGAAAGGGTAATACCGTCCAATCGGGAGGAAAGCCCATCATTTCTGCTACAAATAGGGGATTGAGTCGGGAAGTTTTGCCAGCTTGTGTTGCTAAAACATCTTCTAATCTGCTTTTTGTGTTTTTCCGGACATATCCCGTCATGTTGTTTGTGGTTACTCTCGGTGTCGGTAATATCCGGTTTGGTAAACTGAACTGTTTCTTCCATCCGCTTCCCGTTTTGCCCTTCCAGTCCCTTTGATTTGGTGTCGGGAGTAACTCCAAATTCATAAACTGGGTTTTGCCTTTTTTGTCGCATACTTTCAATCCCCGTGTTTGTGCGATAGGCAACAAACCAAACTCTTTCCCTTTTGTGCGGTGCGTTGACGCTGCAAGCTGGAAGTATAACCGGAAGGACTTCGTACCCTTCATTTTCCAAATCAGTCTGCACTTGCTCGAATACCAGTCCTTCTGACCAATTAATAATTCCAGGAACGTTTTCACCCACAACCCATACCGGTTGAATCTCATGAATTGCTCTAAACATTTCCGGCCAGAGATTGCGGTGATCTGCTGTTCCTTTTCTTTTTCCGGCAATTGAAAAAGGTTGGCATGGAAATCCCCCTGTGAGAACATCAATCTGTCCTCGATGAATAGTGAAATTTGTTTTTGTAATGTCTCCATAACTAATGGCTTTCGGCCAGTAATATTTTAATATCTTATTGCAAAACGGTTTAATTTCACAATGAAAAATATTTGTCCATCCCACCCTTTCTGCTGCAAGATCAAATCCTCCGCTTAAATGCCAGAGAATAGAGAACCGTGTGTTAACCGGCCTCGATCTCTGGCAAAAATATTTTTATAATTTTCCATTCAAAGAATTTCAAATCCATGATCACCGATCTTTATTGCCCCGTTTAGATGCTCTTTATAAAAGTCATTTTGAGCTTTTAGCTTATCTTCATCAGTTGATTCAAATTTTTCACAAGCTTCATTTGGCCAAAAAGTATTTAGCTTTTTTACTTCTCTGGAACATTCAGCTATTCCACCCAATATATTTGGACTGTGATGATAAAATTTACAATTTTCACATTTTTTTGTTGTCATAATTTCTCAATTTACAAGTTTAACTTATTTTAAATTTTATATGATTGCGTTCATTTGATTTTTCCCCAACAAATTAATAGCATCTTGTAATTGATTTAGTCGTTCCCTTTGTCTTTCTTCTATTGCTTTATCGCAGCTATCAATAGCATAAGTTAAATCCACGCTGTCTGAAATAACTTGTTCTTTTAATATTTGTATTGCATATCCTAAATCCATATTCTTTTCTCTAACTGAGAAACAATGCAGTGCCTCTTGCTGTTTGTCTAAAGATTCTCTTGTTTTGTGCATATCGTCATATTTAAAGGTTTCACATTCATATCAAAGGTGAATTAATCATCCATTTCTTCTTGTTCCGGGCTTTGTGGTATTTCACAACTCACTGACCAATGTCCTTTACTGCAATATTCATAGTTATATGGATCATCTCTGCCTTCTGCAACACTCCACCAACTACCGGCAGAATGAAATTCTTTATATTTACAATTATCACATTTCATAAC